AGTCGGTGGAATGTTCGGTGTATCGGCTATGAAAATTGGCAAGACTGCAAATGCAAGCGGACTTAAAAATGATACATACGGTAAAATGGTTATGAGTAAGTCAAAACATAGTCCTAAAGAAGTACAACAGTTTTTATACAATGAAAAAGGTGTACAAGCTTTAGGCAAGATTTTAGGCAAGACTGTTAAAACGGCATAGGAGGGAATTGTGATGAAAAGTGAATTAATAAATCAAATTTTTGTAGATGTTTCACAGTCATATGAATACGATTCAGCTGATGAAATTTTATATATGAATGATGTGCAGTCCGCTCAAGGAAAGGCAATAAATAAAGTTGTAGGTAATGAAACATATAAGAAAATAGAGGAATTAGTTTCATCATCCGAATGTGAAAGTGAGCGTTGCGGATTTATTATGGGTTTTAAATATGCAATGCGACTTATGCAAGAATGTTTCAATCCAACAGGACAGAATATATAAATTAGAATTAAGCACCTTTCGAGGTGCTTTTTCTATGCAATAAAATGAGGTGACATGATGTGCAGACGAATACCACCATAGTAAGATAGTGAAAAAAGTATACAAAAGTTTAAAAGGAGGTTTATATGGGTGTAATTGATAATGCAGTTCAATGGGCGACAGATATTGCAAATGACGACAGTCATTGGTACAGTCAAGACGTGAGATGGGGACCGCATTATGATTGTTCTTCTTTTGTTATAACGGCATATCAAAATGCGGGAGTGCCTGTAAAAGATAATGGTGCTACATATACGGGGGATATGTATAACGTTTTTATTTCGTGTGGATTTAAAGACGTAACATCGTCCTGTAATCTGTCAAACGGAGCAGGTATGTTAAAAGGTGATGTGCTTTTAAATAAAGCAGACCATACCGCTTTGGTACAGGCAGACGGCGGAACAACCGTTGAGGCAAGAGGAACATCATTCGGTATTGTTACCAACGTGCCTTACAGAAATTATCCGTGGGATTGTGTACTCAGATATACCAAAGACGGAGGCGGTTATATTGCAAACTGGGTTGAGAGAGAAATACCGAACATCGGAAAGTCGCTCGCAACTAAATCATATATGGCATACCAAACATATACGAACAGTCAAGCAAGCGGATATAAATACTTGTGGGGCAGTGACAGCAGTACGTCAAATGGCGGATTGCGAAAGTACAAAGATTTTATTTGTATGGCACTCGGTTCGTATTACGGACCGGACGGCACGTTTGTTAAGATTGAATTTGACGACGGTAAAGTGATATACGCAGTCAAAGGTGACGAAAAGAAAGATAGCGAAACCGACAGCCGACATATGTATCACACAGGCAGTGACGCAAATATGACGGAGTTTATCATTGACGGAAATGTTGTGATAGGCAATGAAAAATTCACATCTGCATTAGAGGCTGAAGGGATTAACCGCTCTGCCCGTGTTGTGAGAATTTGGACAAGCGATACAGAGCCGACATACGGAAGTACAGGAAGTACATCCGGTGAAAAAGAATATCATTTTGCGGATACCAACGAAAAAATACCTATCCACAATTCGATTTTCAAACAAGCACCTATGCTGTTAGACGGTGCTTTGAAAGTAGTGGTAAATGATACAGACGTATCAAAGCATATAGGAGATATATCGTGGACAAATACAAAAAATACACTTGCGACAACGATGTCTTTCAGCACTCCGAAACCTAAAGAAATGAAGTATATGAATATATACATACCAAAAATGGGCGATATTATGAGGTACAGCGGAGGAGATAAAGAAGATTTCAGAGGTGTAATAATCGAGGTTGACGACGGAGCAATGTATGAAAACAAATATACTGCCGTTGATGTAGGGTGGTATCTGAACAAAACCACCGACACATATCAGTTTACATCTATGCGAGCCGATGACTGTATAAAGAAGATATGCAACGATTTATACATTCCGATTGTGCTTATTCCCGAATTGAGTACGCTTATAACGCAAATATATATCGACAAGCCCGTATCGGACGTTATCAAGGATATTCTTGATAAGTGCGGAAACGGGTATAACTTTGACTTTGTGCCCGACGGTATGCGTATATATTTGTACAGTGATAAGGTGGTCGAGCCGAAGTTTAGAATATCTCCCAATACCGAACTCAAAAACTCAGTACAGTATATGGGTAATATTGAGCATAAAGGCAGTATTGAGAATATGAAGAACAGTGTTAAGGTGATAACAGATACGGACGTTATGACTACTCTGAAAGCCGAGGAGAGTATATCAAAATACGGCTTTCTACAAGAAGTGGTAAAAATGAATGACGGAAATAATGCATCGGACTTGGCAAAGAAAAATCTTGGCGAGCTGAATAAGGAAGATGAAACGTATTCCGGTGAAATAATCGAGGAGCTGACAAGCTATACACGAGCCGGAAGTACGATAGAAAAAGACGGTGTTAAATATGTGATTACAAGCAGTCAGCACAGTATAAAAAACGGTGTTCACTACAATAAAATTGATATGGAGAGATTAGTATGAAAAACGGAGTCGAAACACTTGCAAAGATGTTTAAGGACCGTGAAAACGCAACGAGTGATTTTGTCGTATTCGGTAAAATAATTGAGCTACCGAACCTTAAAATACAATTCACCTCTAAAATAATTCTGACTAAGGACCATATAAAAAGTCTTATTGATTTATACAAACAGGATATTGACGGACGATATGTTTATAAAGGCAGAGAAGTTGCAATGATTCCGTACAGAGGCAATAACAGATATTTGGTGTTGGGGGTGACGGAGAATGGCTGATTACACAAAAACAGAACCTGCATTCGATTTTCAAAAGGGCGATTTTATTATTATAAACGGTCGTCCGAAAATGACGGTCGGCAGGGAACGTATAAAAAATTGGGTGCAAAAAATACTCAATACGCAAAAGGGCAGATATAAAATTTATAACGGTACAGGATACGGTATAAATATAGAAGATACTTTTGTCGGAAAGAATTACAATCGTGACTACATCCGTTCGGAAGTCAAGCGTGAGATAACCGAAATGCTTACCGCAAATGAAGATATAGTGAGTATTGATAACTTTAATATGGAAGTAGACGGCTCACTGCTTACAGTATCTTTTACCGTAAACAGCGTGTACGGCGATATAAATGACGTTAAGGGGGCGATATAATGGCTGAAACTATTGATACAATACTTGAACGTATGCTTTTGCAGATACCGTCAAGATATGATACGTCATCGGGAACTTATACATACGATATAGAAAAATCAACGGCAACGGAGTTTGAGAATGTTTATGATATTATATCATCTCTTGACTCCTATTTTTATGCGTCAACCGCTACGGGTAAGTATCTTGATATGCGTGTAGGTGAGTTTGGATTGGAACGCAAAGAGGCAAGCTATGCAACAGGCTGTGTGACTGTAAGCGGTAACGTCGGAGCAAAAGTGTCTGTCGGTGAAAAGGTGGCGGCGGGAAATGTTATATTCAATATAACTGAAAATGCGGTCATACCGAGTGAGGGTAGTGTAACTGTACAAGTTGTATGTGACAGTGCCGGAATAAAGGGTAATGTTGAAAAAGGCAAAATAAACAGATTTCCGGTTACTGTTCAAGGACTTGTATCCGTAACAAATGAAATTTCAACCACAGGAGGCAGTGACAAAGAAAGTGATGTTGAACTGCGAAAGCGTTTTACCGAATATGTTTCGCATCCTATAACAAGCGGAAATAAGTGGCAGTATATCTCTTGGGCAAAATCAGTTGACGGAGTGGGTGACGCAAAATGCTTGCCGTTGTGGAACGGAGCAGGAACGGTTAAAGTGATAATCGTTGACCGTGAAAAACAACTTGCCGGAAGTGAGCTTATAAATAAGGTACAGAGTTATATAGATGAACAATGCCCGATAGGTGCAGATGTGACCGTTACCACTGCAACGGCAGTAAGTATAAATGTTACGTTTTCGGCAGATGTGGACGAAAGCACGATTGAAAGTATTAAATCGAATATCAGAAGTTATTTGCGTGATGTGTCTTTTGCAAACGGATATGTGTCATATGCAAAAATAGGTCAAACCATATTGAATACAGACGGTGTTGATGATTATTCAAATTTGAAAATCAATTCAAAAACAGAAAATATCGCAATATCCGAAACTGAAATTGCTGTTCTTGGGGGTGTTGCCGTTGGCTGATGTAGGACAGAATTTACCGTCGTACTATAAAAAGTCACGGTATATAAAAGCATTAAATACACCCGTCAATGCGGAATTTGAACGTTTGTATGAGTTGATAGAAATGTTTATGAAAAACAGATTTATTGACAGTGCCGATGAAGATGCCGTAAGAGAATATGAAAAAAGTTTGGGTATATCAGAAATTGCCGATACCATTGAAGTGAGAAAAAGTCTTATCAAAACAAGACTGCGCGGAACACAGACTTCGACAAGGGCAAATCTGAAAGCGGTGATTGAGAGTTACAGCATTTTGGCGGATATTTCCGAAGATATTCCGAATTATAGCTTTACGGTGATTTTTCATCAACCGAATGTGCCTGAAAGTGTGATTAAGAATATTATCGAGGATCTGAAACCCGCTCATCTGTCTGTAACATATTCGTATGAATATACAGGGACATTTGAATTTGCTGAAAGTGAAAATGAATATAATATCGGAGTCGGATTTGCCGATGGCAATGGTCATGGCGGATATTTGGGAAATATTTAAGGAGGGAATTGTATGAATTTTAATAATAAATTGCCCGAGTGGAAGAATAGCGGTACAGAACCGAGTGACAGTCTAAAAAACGACGGATTTAAAGCCGGATATAAACCGTCGGCAAATGTTTTTAATTGGTTTTGGAGTTTGGTAAGTAAGTGCATTACTGAAATTCAGTCAAAACTGTCAAATGAAGAAACCGCAAGAACAGAGGCGGATAAGAATTTGCAACAACCGACATTTACAGAGGCAAGCACACGAGTTAATATAACTTCCGGTGAAACGCTGAGTACATTGTTCGGCAAAATAAAAAAGTTTTTCACTGACCTAAAAACAGTGGCGTTTACAGGTTCATATACTGACCTATCAAACAAGCCTACATCAATGCAAAATCCTAATTCATTGACACTGACAATGAACGGTTCATCATCAAGCTATAACGGTGCATCGTCGGCGAGTAAGTCGTGGTATGCACCAACATCAGCCGGAACTTCGGGTTATGAAATGGTTAGCAACGGCAGCGGTGCTCCTGTTTGGAAACCGCCGTCATATGCGGTATGCTCAACATCGGGAAACACCGCCGTGAAAACGGTGTCTATAAGCAATTTTAAATTGACGACAGGAGTAAGGGTGCTTGTAAAGTTTACTTATGAGCATACTTCTTCAACGGCAGCTACATTAAATGTCAATTCAACAGGCGCAAAAAATATTGTCGTGCATTGTGGCACGGATAATATTTTTGTTAAAGATTATTTTTCATGGCTTGCAGGTGAGACTGTGGAGTTAGTGTATGACGGTAGTTATTGGGTTGCGATTGCATCCGATATGCGTTTTATTACCGGTGCACAGTCTGCCACCGTGGTTATAGGCACTACTAAAACACAGGGCTTTTGCGACTTCAGATGCGACGGAACGAATGACGCTGAATGTTTTAATAAAGCAATTAGACGCATAAAAACTATTTTGAGCAGAAATCCGCCGAAAGAGGGTTCTATGATGTGGCGATATGGAGGAACAATCCTTGTTAAGACGGGAGTATATAATATTAATTCTACCATAAGCATAGGTCAGTCCATAACAAAAGATATTTTTACATTTAAAGGGGAAGGCCCTTTTTCTACATGGATACAAACAAAAGACCTACAATGTTTTATGAAGAATTTTGATAGTCTTTGCTTTAAAGATTTGTATTTAACCTGCGATGGATTAAATGAAGGCCCATACTTTGACAGTGGAGATAATTTAACTTTTGAGAATTGTTATATTTCTGTCAGAAATTCAACCTCTAATGTGGGTGTGTTTGCGGATTTAAATACACAATATACAGGAGAAGACCCCGGAGGGGGTTCGTCAGGAGAATTGCAACAAGGGTGCTTTGTACTAAGAGGAAGCACTATGACTATAAAAACATTAAGTACATCATCAAATTGTTTTTCCGGAATTAATTGCGGAGTACTTAAAGTGGATGATAGTGAAATTAATTTGTTCAATAATAGTAACAGCACTTCTTTCGAGTTGAATTTTGCATATTTAGCAATGACGGGATATATATCAAATAGTATTATACATTGTAGCGGAAAAAGCAGCATAGTTAATTCGGGAGCTATAAATATTACGGGTAATGTGATTTATTTACACTCAAGCAATTCGAGGATATATCACTACAATACAAGCATTACAGAAGTAGGCGGAGTATTTAATGCAAATACTGTGTATTGTGCGTATTATGTATATTTGCGCTGTGCAACGATAACCGGTAATAAATTTTTGAAATTGAACGAGTATCAGTCAAATTCCGTTGCGTGCTACTTATATAATCCATGCTCTGCAAGTATTACCGGTAATTTCTTTCATGGCGGAGCAAGCGGAACGTGGTATATTGACGCTGCTTCAAAAGGAAGCTTGAATGTTCTGTGCAATAACTATAAAGGAACGCTGGCTGTACGAAATACAGTCACTCAAAACAACGCGTATAATTTAAGTGTAAATTATTAAAGAGAGGTATAGTATGGATATACGATTATTTTATGTTACGGAAGACAGGTCAATCGGCATTAACAAGTATTGCATTGTTGTTAGGCACTACGATTCTTTAAAAAAGGATAGTTATACTGATGTTGACTACTACTTAAACGAAGAAGCGGCATATGAACTTGAGAACAACGTCATTCCAAAACATCAGCTACTTGAAAAAATATCAAAGACAATTATTGATGTTTCAAATTATGCTTGGGCGGAGGGGATTAAACTTCGTACAAGCGACGAGAACAAAGAAATCCTTGAAATAGTAAATTACGGCAGTATCGAGGCTTACAAGGCTTCCTTGCCGGAGGCTACGGATGATTTCAAAATTGATACCGATTACAGATTATCAAAATTAGAATTGGGAATATAGGAGGGATTTATCATGACATACGGATATTGTAAAAAAATAATTGCAAGCGGTAGATACGATAAGAATTCGATGAAGGATAAACTTGACGTGTTTCTTCTTGCAGAACGTATTACTGATGATGAATACAAAGAATTAATGCAAATGATGGAGGGTTAATTTATGGATAAGATTTTTGTTAAGATTAATTTGTTATGGGCGACAGTGTTGACGTTTTTAACGTCTGCGTTTGGAGCATACTGGTACATATTTGCGGCTTTTATGGTGCTGAATGTGGTTGACTTCTTCACCGGAGTTGAAAAGGCGAAATATTCCAACACAGAAAATAGCAATAAAGGTGCAAAAGGGGTTATAAAGAAATTAGGTTATTGGATTGTAATATTTATAGCCTTTTTCATGTCATACACTTTCAAAGATATAGGCAATATTATTGGTATTGATTTAGGAATATCCGCATTTATAGGTTGGTTTGTATTGGCTACATTTATAATCAATGAAATACGTTCAATAATTGAAAATCTGATAGAAATAGGCGTAGATGTTCCGAAGTTTTTAACAAAAGGCTTGGAAGTGGCAAGTAAAAAGCTTGATGATATGACAGATGAGGGGGATAAGAATGAGGACAATAAATGATGGTTTCCCAATCAAACAGTTCAAGGGTATTGACATTGATACGTCAATACAGTCATCATCGGCAAACTATTACACATACAGTAGCCGTGTAGTGAAATTCATTGTGATTCATTACACAGGAAATACAAAGGATACTGCGAAAGCAAATGCAACATATTTTCATAATGGTTCACGAAGTGCGTCAGCACATTATTTTGTTGATGAAAATAGTTGTTATCAATCAGTCGCATTGAATAATGCCGCATGGGCGGTGGGCGGCACAAAGGTATATAAACATGCCGAATGTCGCAACATAAACAGCATATCCATTGAAATGTGTTGTAGTGGTAATTCTATTGTGTCAGAAAAAACAATTAACAATACCGCCTATTTATGTGCTGAATTGTGTAAATACATAGGCATTACGGCAGATACAGTTGATATATTTGTTTTGCGCCACTATGACGTGTGGGACAAACAGTGTCCGGCACAGTGGGCGACCGAAAACAATTCAGGATGGATTGCATTCAAAGAAAAAGTAAAAGAGGTTTTACGAAACGAGGAGGGACTGACAATGGAACAGTATAATGAACTAAAATCATTAATTGAAAAACAGTCGGCGGAAATTGCCGATTTAAAAAACATCAACCAACAGTTGGTGAATGTAGTTCAAACTACAATGGTGTATGATTATATAGATGAAAATATGCCCGATTGGGCAAGAAAGGCAGTTCAAGCGGCTATGGATTGCGGAGCAATACAGGGTGATGAACAGGGCAGATTAGGGCTATCCTATAAGGATTTACGTGCAATCTGCAGAGAGTACAGATGTGGTATATATGATAATATAGGATAAAAAATATAAAAGACACCAGAGGTTAATCCTCCGGTGTCTTTTCGTCATACAGTTCATCCAAAGTTACACCTAATGTCTGTGCAAATTTGTATGCTATTGAAATTTTGCAGTCACCACGTTTTTCAATATCTTCGATTGTTCGGCGATGTATGCCTGTCAATTCTGAAAACTTTGGAATGCTATAACCTTTTTGTAGCCGTATGGCTTTTAAATTTAACATATAACCACCTCTTAAATTAACGACTTAATTTATTGTACCACGTAAGTGTGTGTGCGTCAATGATTTTACAACTTACTCAATGACGTGTTGCCGAACAAGGAAGATGTGATTGAAGATTTTATAGTGCGTTATTTTTTTTGGTGTAAATATGAGAAATTTTTAATAATGTATTTACAAAAAAAATAATATAATATATAATAATTATCTAAGAAAAGTATGATAGTTTGGAGGAATGTAAATGTTAATACAAGGTACGTCAATTACGATTATGTATAAAAGAATAGAAGGAATAAAAAAAGCGTATTATAATAACGAGAATATATTAAAAGAATTTTTTAATGAAGCTACAGTTTTACCTGTTCCAGATGAAGCGCCGGATGAAATTCCAAGAATTCTTATCAAAACTTTGAATGAACATGCACAACTTAATATTTCACCAATCGCAACTACCTTTGAAATTTTTTACAATGATGGTTTTGAACGTGATTGGAAAGCTTGTGCATCATATATATTTAAAAGAATGGAAAAGATTTTTGAATTTTTAAATATGCTTACCAATAACAATTATGAATATATCGGATTAGTTACTAGAATAATTTTTGATGATATAAAAAATGATGGCTCTAAGCAACTTGCAGATGTATTACTGAAAACCGATAAAATTAAAAAAATACATGATATTAATATAAAGTATACTTTTGTTGAAAATAATGATATATTTGTTAATATAATGCTTGAAAATGCAAGGGTTTTTAATGATAATGGTAATATTGCAGGTGAATTATGCAATGATAATCAACAAGCAGAATTAATAGGAATTGTTATTGATGTTAATGATAGGTATGGGTTTAATAATAATGCAAATTATAAGTCTGACAGTGGAAAATTGAAAGATTTGGTAGATTGTATGACGAATATTATAAAAAATAAAATTTATAATTTGGTCAAAAAGGGTGAATATTAAAATGAAACAGAAAAATATAATAAAAAATATTTCAAATACGGCTTGTGCACTATTGGCTGCCTCTACAATGAGTATTAGCAATACTATGGTAGTAAGTGGAAGTAACTTTGATTTGAATATATCTTATAATTATGCAAATATGCAATTTAACAAAAATTCAAATAATGTTGTTAAGAGAATGCCAAAAAGCAGAAAAAAATTGGGTATAGAATTAGAAGCAGATTCTTTATTTGGGGCTATGAGAGATGCGACTAAAGAAGAACAAGAAAGTGTTGAAAAATATATTGATAGCATTTCAAAAGATACAGGGGTGAATTTTTTCGACTTATGTTAGATGAATTTATTGATTTTGTGAGTGAGATTTTTCCTTGCATATCACCAGATGTAAAATATAAAGCTAAAGATGCTGTTTTGCAATTTGAAAAAGAAGGGCATCAACTGAAGTTCTTAATGATGACACCATTAAAAAAACTTTCGCAAGGAGATATTATTTCAAATGTACCATTTGCACGTTTTAGCAAGGATGGTACCCAAAAGTATTTTATTGCTGATGCTATTATATTATCAACATCGTGTCATATTGATAATAAGAAATATATAACATTAGCGCCAATATTCAATTTAGATACTTTTGATGGCGATAAGGAACAATTAAAGAAAAATAAAATATATGATTACATATACTTACCCAACGGTTATATGATAGATAAATATGTAAATTTAGAAATTATGACTACTTACGATAAACTATTAATTGAAAAAGGAATTAATTCAAAAAAATTAAAACGTATTACGTCATTGAGTCAACTTGGTTACTATTTTTTTATAGTTAAACTGACGGTGTTTTTAATGCGAAAAGAGGATGAAGATACGTTAGAGGAACGTAGTATTTAAAGATATAGCATTGCTTGTATTTATTGTAATTTATATAATTTAATTGATGATTTTATTCAAGAATAACCCATACAAATTAAGAAAGAACATAGGCAAAATGCTTATGTTCTTTTTTGGTTGGGTATCTTGTTGTTATCCATACAGCTATGGCAAGCCCGAGATGGGGGTCTTTTAGGGCGGAGGTGAAAGTTGCGAGGCCTTCGGGGAAGTTATGTATGCCGATTGCGAGGGCGGT